TTACTTGAACAGGTCCCAGATGCTGAACGTGGTCTTCCGGTAGATCTTGTTGTAGGCGGCTTTCCTGGGGTTCCGTATCCATCCCTTGCCTTTCTTCCCGTAGCCGGGGATGAGGGCCTTCTTCGCTTGTCGCTTCCACTTGCCCGTGGTCCGTGCTTTGAAGGAGCGTTTGGAGCTGGGCGTGCGTATGCCGAACTTCATGTCTATTTTTCCATGTGTGACTGCAGGTACTCGGAAAGCCCGTCGAAGAAGGTGGTGAGGTTCTTCGCGTTCTTGGATCCCTGCCATATGGCGTTGCCGCCTATCTTCGCCGCCACGGTGACGTTGACCTTTGCTCCGTCGCCGCTGGGGGAGACGACCGCCGTCATCTTCTCTCCCCATGTGGTCATGCTGATGCCGGTGTTGAAAGTGCAGGAGCAGGACAGGTCGTCGGCGTGCTTAAGAGCGAAGCGGTTCGAATCTTTTAGCATTCCCTTCATCCCGTTGTATACAGTGCCGACAGGCAGATTGTAATAACGTTCCTGCGCATCCTGATTTCCGCCGAACAGCCCCATCTTTTCTTTTTCTCCTTTTCTTGTGCCTGTAGTGACTGCCAGCAGGCTATCAGTTGTTCTGTACGGTGATCATGTCTGTTTGGGATCAGCTCTGTGCTTTGCAGCGCATGTGGCTCGAATCGAGTAGGTGCTGGTAGTCGTTGATGATTTGGAGGGTGACGTCGAGTTCGCAGGCGATCTGGTAGGGATCGCCTTCGTACATGGCTTCGGCTGTCTGGTATTCGAGTGGGTTGATGAGCTTCAGGGCGGTTTCGCGTCGCGTCCGGCGTTCCAGGCGTGCACCGTAGACGCCGGCCCTGGTGGCGTCGGCGTGCTGCCAGTGTATGAGCTCGTGGACGAGAGTGCAGCGTTTCTGGCAGTAGATGAGCTGCCTGTCGATGAGGATTGTTCTGGTGGCTTCATCGTAGAAGCCTGGCATACCTGCCGGCAGGAGTGCGCTGCTGATGGTCACGTTCAGGGTGTCGGCGTAGTGGCGCATCTGCCCGTATGTCATTGTCGAGGTCAGGCCATCCAGGAGCCTTGGGCCCTTATCTGCCATCGCCGCCTTCTGCTTCCTTCTCCTTGTTCGGATCGTTCATGGCTGCCAGCGCCTGGTCGCCGGCCTTGATCTTGTCCATCACGTAGGCCACCTTCTCATCATCGGAAAGCTGGGAGAGATCCACGCCAGCCCTCTTCGCAGCATCGGCTCTTTCAGCTGCGCTGCTGAGGATAAGGAATGGGTCGACTCCCATAGCCTTGGCCAGTGCATCGATGTCCTCGGTGGTGAAGCTGGTGTCCCCGCGCATTTTGCGGAAATAGGTCCGGCGTGTGATGCCGGATTTCACTATCAGTTCCGCTGCGCTCAGACCAGATTCGACCCTTGCTGTTTCGATGGCCTTTATGACCTGGTCGGTGAAGCTGTCTACTTTTCGCATACCCAAAGAATACCTAATTTTGGCACTTTTTCCAAAAAGAGCCATATATAGTTGACGACCAGTGACAAATATGGCACTATTTACGTGTGACAAATATGGCACTCAGAGATTCCTCCACCCGAGTGATACGGGCAGTGAGGGCCGAAGCAGCCCGCTACGGGTACAGCGGCAAGGACATAGCAAAAGCATTGGGCAGGGACCCGAAATACGTGTACGAGCGGTTCAGATTCCAGAAGCCCTTTTCGACCGAGGACCTCAATCAAGTAGCTGAATGGCTGGGAATCACCTTCGACGATCTGATCAAGTCAGCTGATTTCGACGCTTCCATACATCAGTCAGTTATTCCCGCTAGCGATCTGGCGGCATGAGATGAATCGGCTGAAGTTAAGTGAAAAATTGCTTGAACTTCCCACTCTGTTGCAGTCCAAGTGCACTCGTCGAAACAATGTCAGCTGCGAAGCCGACTATACACATGCGCTGACGAAGCAGCCTGAGTTTTTCGCGGAGAAGATCAACACTTTTTCTTCTGTCGATAGTCTTCTTTCTCAGAAACTTGCTTATGGGTGGAGAGTATTCGAAGACGACCACTTGGTCACGGTAGCAATCAAGTATGGTTCTCTCCTCGCGCTTAGGGGTTACGTTGACCTCCCATATCTGAGTACAGCGGCTGTTAGCCAATACAAGGGTCGAACAACACCTATCAAATTTGAGCTGCAAGCCCTAGATAGTCAGGGCTGCAGTGGCGGAAAGAACGCTATACCCAATCGTATCAGTCTTCCGGACGTTTCTGTGCATGGATGGAAGACAACGACGGCAGTTACAAAACTGAATACCCCGGTAACGGCTTAGACGATGGCGACAGGCGCGCCCAGCATCATATTCGCCTTGAGCTTGCTCAAACAAGAAAAAGCCGCAGATACCAGCTGCGGCAATGACAAAGAAAGCGAGTAGACATTCAATGTCAACAACAAGCATACCAGCGGCCCCCACACGCAAAGGCGACCCCGACACGTCGTTCGAAGCAGCGAAGACCGTCAAAACCGCGCGCATGCAGGTACTGACCCTACAGGCTCTGCAGAGCCTGACCTCCAAGCGGAAGGGGCCATTCACCGCATGGGACGTGGAACATGAAGCAGTGCAGATACTCGACCACGCACTCTCGGACAGCACGATCCGCAGCCGCCTGCCCGAGCTTGCACGCAAAGGTCTGATCGTCTGCGTGGACCGCAAAGGCACCAGTCCAAGCGGAAACGCATGCCACCGCTACGCTCTAGCAGACATGGGGGTGGCCGCATGAGCCGGATTCAGGATCCTCTTAAGGAAGAGTTTGTCTCGTCATCTGTCCGTCAGGGTCACCTGTTCTACAATCCCGACGATATCAAACGGATGCTGGGCGGTATCCCATCCGGCCAGTTCGACCGTGTCGCCCGCGGCCATGGACGGAAGATCGGCAACTCGAAGTACTACACGCCAGATGAAGTATGGGATATCCGTGAGGAGCTGCGAGATCCCGTGAAGGTGGTGCCTGATGACTCCATCTGAGCTGGCTCTGCTGGAGCTGGAGCGTCTTGACCCTGCGACTCGCGCCTCATATGGGCTGGGGGGTGGCTCCGATGGCTCTTATCACCCCTTATGAGATCAGGAATCGGATGTTCACGATGCGCGGCTGGCTGCATCAGGGTTATGACGCTGACGAAGTGGACAACCTGCTCGATGATGCGGCGGAAAGCCTGGAGCGGGTGAGCATGTGGGCGCTGATCGTCGGCAGCAGGCAGCACGCAATAAGCAGCCGTCATCGACACCGCAGGCACCAGATGAGACGAAGAAGGCAATCAATCAAAGGGATTCAACCGTGAAGGAAGCAATGAGCAGGAAAGTTTTTGATTTTGAAGATACGCAGCTGAGACGGGACCAGCTGGTCTCCATCCTCGCCTATGCGAAGGCTTTCCAGGACAGGGCCAAGCAGCTGGAGAAGGCTGTGCGCGAGGCGCTTGACAATGACGTGGAACCGGGCGAGGAGCTGAACGCGGTCGCCGGCGATGGTACGGTGTTCGCCACCATCACCAAGACCAAGGGCGGCAGCTCGACAGGATATGCGGTCAAGGATCCGCAGGCTTACGCGCTGTGGCTGTCCACGCACAGGCGGAAGGCAGCGACGGTGAGCGTGCCCATGCCTTCGGATGCAGCCATGGCAGCCCAGTATATCGAGGATCTGCTTGGTGAGACGGGTGGCGAGCTGCCGCCCGGCGTGGAGGCCAGGCGTTCAGCCCCGGCCACGCTGCGAGTATCCCAGGACCGCAAGGCGATCGCCGGCCTGTGGCAGTCGCCGGACGCTCATCGGTACGCGCAGATGATGATCGAGGGGGTCCGTGATGGGCAATGAGCTGACGGTCTTCAAGGATCAGGACTTCTGGAACGAAAAACAGCTGGCGGCTTTGCAACAGATGGGCGTTTCCGGCGCAAGCAACGCCGACCTGGCCGTCTTCCTGCACGAATGCCAGAGGACAGGCTTGGACCCGTTCCTGCATCAAATCTACATGATCAACAGGAAAGGGAAGCAGAATATCCAGGTGGGGATCGACGGGCTGCGCCTGGTAGCCAGGCGTGCCGTGGACCGCACCGGCGAAACGCTGAGCATCAAGGAAGAGGCCTGGTGCGGCAAGGACGGCAAGTGGAAAGAATTCTGGGCCGAGGACGAGCCTCCACTGGCCGCCAAGGTCGTGCTGCAGCGAGGAAGGGGCATGTTCCCGGCAATCGCCCTCTACAAGGAGTATGCGGCATGCAAGGCGAACGGGCAACTGACAGGCATGTGGAAGCAGCGTCCCGCCGGCCAGCTGATGAAGTGCGCGGAGGCCCTGGCCATCCGCATGGCTTTCCCCCAGGACCTGTCGGGCCTACACAGCGACGAGGAGATGGATCAGGCTGACAGTCCCCAAGATGACGACGTTGTGGATGCCGAAGTGGTCGACGATTCGCGCGAAGGCGCGGCTACCAAAGCGCAAAGGCAGGCCATCTCCGACCTGCTGAGACAGGCGGGTGTGAAGAGCCCGGACCTGGCCGCCAGCGTGCTCAGCCGTATGACGCAAAGGAATGTGAAAGGCACCGCCGACCTGCTCTACTACGAGGCTGAAACCTTCCTCAGCTCCCGCGACTTGTTCGTGCAGCGTGCCCGCCAGACCCTCGCGCAGGATACGCAGCCAGCCTCCCCTGAATCCAAGCCTGCAACCAAGAAGGAGGGTGGCGATGACGCTCGCTGACCTGCTGTGGCTGTGTGCGGCGGCCGCCTGCGGCACAGTTGGCTTCTTCAGCGTCTGCTGGACCTTGGTGCATCCGCAGCTGGGTCTTATTGACCTGGCAGCCTTGGCGGGCTTCGGCTGGTGCTTGGATCGAGGTGACCGGTGATGGCCTTGCAGACGAGACCTAGCTGCCGGTGCATCTACTGCACGCATGCCGCGACGAGCATATGCGACAAGTGCAAGTCGTCTAGGTGTGCTCGCGCACAGTGGCATGGCTTCATGTGCAACGTTGAGGCCGCCGACAGGCATAAGACAGCCGAAAGTCATCAGACCAAAACCGACCCTATCAGGGCCAGAGTGAGGCGAGGAGCAAAGAAATCATGAGCGCATCAATCGAGATCGTTGGCAATGCTGGCGGCGACCCGTCCACTACCGCCTTTCAGGACGGCGGCGAGTTCACAACGGTCAGCGTCGCCGTCAACCAGGGATACTTCGACCGCGACAATAACTGGGTCGATCAGGGGACGGCATGGTATCGGGTCACGCTTAGAAGCGACCAGGCTCGGCAACAGGCCAAGTTCATCACCAAGGGCGTCAAACTGATCATCTCAGGCACGCTGAAAGTGCGCGCCTATCAGGACAAGCAGGGCGTGGACCGCCAGTCCCTTGAGGTGATGGCGCGTCATGTGGGGATCGTCCACACGGAGCCTCGCCGACAGGCTCAGCAGTGGGGGAGCTCGCCCAAGCAGTGGAGCGGCCGGCAGTCGCAAGCTTCTGCCGGGCAGTCACGCGACCCGTGGGGAGGTGCCGGCAATGACGATCCGGTCTTTTAACCCCTTCGCAGGGATCGAGCAGCCGGTTGACTGGGATGCGGTGGATGCTGCCGCCCTGAGGCGCGAGGAGGATGCTGAGCGGAAGGCTGAGATGGAGCGTGACCGCAGATACGTGGAAGGCCTGATATGAGCCGAAATCGCAGGAGCGCGAAGAAGGCAGGTGCTGACATGGAATCGGCTACGGTGCGCTACTTGGCCTGGGCTTTGGATGATCCGAGGATCGAGCGTCGGCATCTGACCGGGTCCAAGGACAGGGGCGACGTGACGGGAGTCATGCTCGACCAGGAACGCGTGGTCATCGAATGCAAAAACACCGCCCGCATGGATGTGGCCAGTCATCTCGAGGAGGCTCAGACCGAAGCCGGAAACGATGGCTCAATCTATTGGGCAGTCGTCCAGAAGAGACGCGGCATCGGCCTGAAGAGTCGTGATGCTGTGGGCCAGCAGCTGGTCTACATGACCCTGGAGCAGTATGCGCTGCTCCTCAATCACGGGCAGCCGCTAGGGCCCGATGTGGAGGTTGCATCGTGAGTACGGATGATGTGCGTGTGCTGGGCCTGCTGGTTGGTGCGATCCTGCTCGCCTGGATGGGAGGGCATCATGACGTGGCTTGACGCTGACACCCGGGTCGAGGCCAGGAGGATGCTCCAGCCGGCCAGTGAAGCCGAATACAGGAGGCGCATCGAAGACGTGGCCCCGGTGTGGATAAAGGTGCCATGGAGCAAGCGTGGGGTCATCGATCTTTCAGGCAGCCGCTACGGGATGCTAACTGTGGTCGGGCCGGTCAGGCCGAGCCGGCTCGATGTGCTGTGGCAGTGCCGGTGCGACTGCGGCAGGAGCACGGTGGTGCTCGGCCGGTATCTAAGGGATGGGACTACCAGATCATGCGGTTGCAATCAGAACGGGAAGGAGGTGCCTGATGGTGTGGTTCAAGGTAGATGACCGGCTGCCGCTCAACATGAAGATGATCAGTGTGAGCATCGGCGCTGTGGGCCTGTGGGTCGAAGCAGGTGCTTTAGCAAGTGCTTCGCAAACTGACGGGCAAGTGCTTAAGCGTTTGCTTCACGCCTTGCACCCTGACGCGACCGAGGAGCTGGCCGACGAGCTGGTAAGAGCCGGTCTCTGGGAGGACCGCGGCAACTACTGGCAGATTCACGATTTTCTCGATTACAACCCGCCGAAGGCAGAGATAGAGGCCAGGAAAGCCCGCCGTTCCAAGGCTGGGAAGAAGGGAGGGCTGCGATCGGGGAAGACTAGGCGAAGCAAAAGCGAAGCAAATGCTTCAGCAAGTGCTCAAGCAAGTGCTCAAGCTAAAGCTCAAGCAAAAACGAACCCCGTACCCGTACCCGTACCTTATATATCTACTGACGTAGATATATCCCCTAAACCCCCAACGGGAGTTGACCGTGAAGAGCAGACTTTCAGGGAGCCATCCTCGGAGCCGACAAGAGAGTTCGAGCAGTTCTGGGCGCTTTACCCGAATCACGACTATCCCGATGCGGCAGTCCGGGAGTTCAAGCGCGTGCTCAGACGGACGGGCACGGAGCGGGTGACCCTGGTGGCCCTCCTGCAAGGGGCGCAGATGCTCCGCGACGAGCACCGGGACCCCAAGTACATACCAACCGCCAGCAAGTGGCTGCATGACGGGGGCTGGAAGAACAAGCCCAAACATCGGGCCCAGCAACGGGCACCGGCAGCAAGCCGAAGCCAGCAGAACCTGGACCACAACCGGCAGGTCGTGGAACGGGCGCTGGCCCTAGAGCAGGAGCAGAAGCAACGACAGCAGACGAGTAAGGAGCTGACGGCATGAGCAAGCAGATCAAATACTCGGAGGCGGCCCTGGTGTACGCGAAGATCATGACCCACCACGGCAACGCACCGTTCGAAGATGCGGATGCCCATCAGTTCTGGCGGGAACTGGACGACCTGGTGACCCTGCACGACGCAAACGCTGCCGTGGAGCAGTTCTATGGCTCGCACCCCGGCACCGACTGGATGCGGGCAGGGGATGTCAACATCCTTGCCAAACGATCACGCGCCGCACGTCTCCCTGAGCAGGCAGAGATCAGCCGGCTTATGGACCAGGCGGGCATCGACTCGGATCATGCCCTCGCCTACCGCAGACAGCTGATCAAAGCAATCAGCCTGGGCCAACCAGTGGCGCAGGCGCATGCCCTGGCCGTGGAGGCCGCAAGCCGCCAGTCCATAGAAGCGCCTCAGCCCGCCAAGCCTCGGCGCAAGGCATATCACTTCGTGGGCCGCGGCCAGGCACAGATCGGGGCCATGAGCATCAAAGACACCCTAGGAGGAGCAGCATGAGCCGAGTAGAACAGGAGCGCAAGGCCATGGACGATCTGCGGAACAAAATCCCCGTAGCAGAGATCCAGCGCAAGTACAAGTACTCGTTGCCCGTCATCCAGGCCATGCAGGACATGATCTGGCGCGAATCCAAAAACCGGAGCAATACTTTCGACCCAGACATGGAGGAACCCGAGTTTTGATAACACCACGATGCCCTATCTGCGAGGACATGCCAAGAGGACCACTGTGCAAGACCCACCGGCAGGAGCTCGCCAAGACGCTCCACGAGCTCAGGGTCGGCATACATGATCTCAAGCGCATGGAGCGGCGAGAGATACGCTACACAGCTCACGGTAGGGGAGCTGCACGCCCGGCCTTTGCATCCGCGCCCATCGACATCAGTGCCGCCGTCCTGTACGACCAGGTGGAGGACACCATCCAGGATGTGGCCGGCGACATCGGCCTCTGGGGAGGCAAAGCGCCACAGCTGCTCGACAAGCTGGCCGCCAGGATGGGCAGGCTTGCTGAAGCGCCAAACAGCGGCCGCGATTACAAGCACCTGACTCAGGCCCTCTACCGGGTCAGACTGCACACCACGCCGCCGCAGGACCGGATCATCCACGGGCGATGCCTCAACCCCCAGTGTGGAGCCGACATCACGGGACTGCCTGACGACCAAATGGCCACCTGCCATGCATGCGGCAGCGTGTGGAGCGTAGCAGCTATCCGTCAGGCCAGGGTGGAGGAGCTCAAAGGCGGGACCATCACCTGCACGCCTAAGGATGCGGCCGACTGGACGCAATGGCAGACGGGACGGAAAGTCAATCGCAAGCAGGTGTCCATGTGGATCAAACGCGGGAAGCTGCCCTCAGCAGTAAGAGCGGAAGAGACTGGCAAGTGGGTGTTTGATACGAGTGAGCTCATAGCCTGCGCATGAACATTAGCGCTTGACAAAACCAGCCTGTTGCCGTATAACTGTTATAGTCAGTTTTATTGCATGGGTCGGGCAGAAATGTCCGGCCCTTTCGCACAAACAAGGAAGCACAGCCCGCCCTTTCGGGCGAGCTGCCGGACATCAACGTTTCCTGCGCCACATGTCATATATGACAGCACACGCCAGAATGACCAAACACATCAGCCAAGCAGCGCAAGAGTCCATTCTGCCCGCGAGCGCAGGAACGCCCACGAGAGCAGCCGCCATGAAGCACGATCCGCGATCGTCCTTGTTTGGATTACCATTAGGCATCCAAACCACCTCGGTATTATTCAAGGGACACACCAGCCCGGACGGACTAGCGGGCCGCCTCAGCCGCATCACCAGCGAGACGACTGTGTAGTTTTACCGCACGAAGAATTGCCGACAGGTACCGGTAGCGGTAAAATGACAATCGTCAGGAGATGACAGCATCACCCAGCAAAAGATGAGGGGTGGCTTGCTCGGCTTCCAATTCTTTTAAACTGCTGGTGTCATCACTGTTTGGGCCGTTTGGGGTCCATTTAAGGGACGAAGGCCGACAGCTACTGTGCTGTCGGCCTTTTTCTGTACAGACAAGTCAGTCGAGTAGTTCTCATGGCTATTGCACTTGCCCTGCGGTCGGTCCAAATAAGGAAGGCCACAGCCACGCCAGCCAGTCGCCAATGGCATCAAGCAACTCAGGATGCATCTGTATCGCGATAAGAAATACGATGATGATCGCATTCACGGTGATGCTAAACCACATCGCCTTCCGTTGCTGTTTGGCCCGGATTGCAGCACGCCGTTTTCGATACACCACAGGGCACGTCGTCCCAGGACGATGACGATGCACCGGACACTCGGGATCATACTGACACATGACACCAGCATAAGCAGCATCTGACCCCCTCCACCAATTCTTGCCCGCAGGTCTTTTCCCCTTACTTTCTCCCTGCGGGCATCTTCCTTGCCTGGCCACGCCACAAACCCACCCTTGGACGCGAGCCAGGCAGACCCCTACTTCTTCTTGCGTGGTCTGCCGCCGCCGACTCCGCGGCCTGGCCTGGCGGCGTTCCACTCGTCGATGGTTTTTTCGCTCCAGCCGCGGGTGCGGCCCACGTACACGTCGGGCGCAGGCAGCCTGTAGTGGGAGAGCGCGCCCAGGGTCACGCCCAGGCGTTCAGCCACCTGCGTCATGCTGAGGTACCTGCGGGTCATCGTCCGCGTCCCGCCGCAAGCCCGAACCCGCCGGCGGCCAGCCCGAAGACCCCTGCCGGGATCGGCTGCCAGAAGGCGAGGGCGAGGCTGCAGACGCCGAGCGCCAGCGCGACCCATCCGAAAGTGTTGAACCTGTCCATGATTGGTTTCCTTTGGGTTAGTCTGGAAGACGGGGGTTCCGGTTTCTAAGGGCAACCGGAACCCCTCTGTCATGTCATCGCTTCCTGTTCTGGATGATGGCGATGACTGCGGCTATCGCCGACACCGCCGAAGCGATGGAGCTGATTGCCGTCCAGATGTTGTCCATTGGTTTCCTCCTTTCTGATTACAATTACTATAATAACAAACTCGTTAAAGTATTCAAGGGGGACACGCCGTGCAATTTCGACTCGAGAAGCACCGCCCAATGCCGCTCTTGCAGGGATTGCCATCAGGCACCCAGGTCGGCTTGCTCATATATGGAATCCGCCAGCCCAGGCGGTCTTCCGCTGCCGCGGTCTCCTGCACCCCCGACCTGGCCGAGCTCGCGTCCGACAGCTGTGCGTCGCCGCAGGGAAGCCAGCCGAATGAGACACTCGCCCGCAGGCACTTTCCCTCCTTCCTTCCCGCGGGCATCATCCTTGCCTGGCCACGCCACAAACCAACCTTGGACGCGAGCCAGGCACCCCATCCGTGTCCCTCTAGGAGCGGCCATGCCAAACAAGCGCAGCAGATGGCAGACCTCGCACAGGCACGACCGGCTGCCCCACGACTGGCAGCGGATCAGAGCCGAGGTCAAAGCCCGAGCGAACGGCAGATGCCAAGCCAAACAGCATGCGAACGGCTGCAACGGCATCGGCACGGACTGCGACCACATCATTCCCGGCGACGACAACAGCCTAGACAACCTGCAATGGCTTTCATCGGCTTGCCACAAAGCCAAGACCGCAAGGGAAACCGCAGCACGCAATGCATGGTATCGTGAATCAAGGCTCCATCCCGTCGAAAAAAATCCGGGATCGATCCAATCCGGGGTGGGGGGCACCTCCCCGGGGGCCGCGGGATAACCGCCGGATAGCACCTCCGATTATGCGTGCGTCCTCCCGTTCGTTTTTCGCCCGGATTCCGGCTTTCCTGAGTTTCCTGGCGTTCGCCTTTCTGTGGCCTGTCTGTGTGGCCTGCAGGGGCATGTGAGGGAAGAGCCAGGGTCTGATTTCCGTGACAGGCAACCTATTTTTACTGTTGTCACGTAATAAATTTAAAGATTGATATTACTCGGTTATGTGTGTTTTATTAGTCTTGTCACGATATAATTAAAGCATGACACGATGCGAGTTCTGCGGCAAGCTGCTGACGGAGCATGTGGGGAGGGGTCGCCGGCGCAGGTTCTGCTCGGACGCCTGCCGTCAGCGGGCGCACCGGGCTGGCAGGAGGATGCCGGTGCCCACGGACATGGCCATGGCCGACCGGTGGCTGCGCTGGCGGCTGGTCCACCGGGGCGAGGGCACCTGCAAGCGTCCGGTCCGCTTCGACGGGGCCCCGGCCTCAAGCACCGACCCGGCCACCTGGACCAGCCTGTCCACGGCGGAGCAGTCCAAGGCGGGTGACGGCCTGGGCTTCGCCCTGGGCGGCGGGTTCGCCTGCATCGATCTGGACCGCTGCTACGATTCCCGGGGCCATCTGGCCGGCTGGGCGAAGATGCTGCTCGCGCCCGTGGCCGGCAGGACCTGGGTCGAGATCAGCCCCTCCGGCCGGGGCCTGCATATCTGGGGCTGGTGCGCCGAACGCAGGGGCGTCAAGGTGCGCGGCCTGGTGGACGCGGAAGCCTACTCGCAAGGCCGGTACATGACCTACACGGGCCACGCCTGGCGGGACAGCCCGGCCAAGCTGGCCGACCTCACTTTCCTTTTCGACATCATCGAGAAACTGGCGATTTGAGCATCTTAGGGGGTGCGTTGTGGCGAGGAAGACTCAGCGCATGCCCCAGGGGCTGGTCAAGGGCGGCAAGGGGCAGCGCCTGTGGAAGGACCTGACCAGCTACATCGAGTTCACGGATGTGGAGCTGCGGATCCTGGAGAACGCCTGCTACACGGAGGACCGGATAGCCAAGGAGCGTCGGGCCATCGGCGACCATCTGACGGTGAAGGGCAGCCAGGGGCAGATCGTAGCCCATCCGCTGCTGGTGAACCTGCGGCAGGACGAGGCGCATTTCGCGACGCTGATGAAGCAGATCGAGATTCCTGACGAGCAGGAGGGCATGGATTCCGGCGAATCCCGGTCCTCCATGATGCGTTCGGTGGCGCAGAGCAGGTGGGGGAAGGCGTACGGGGCGGGCTGATGGCAAGACTCCTCAAACGGGTGTCGGTCGTCCCGGACCGCTCCGGGGAGCTTGAGGAGATCAAGGCCTGGTACCATGAGGCGCTCGCCTCGGAGCCTGCGCCCCAATGGCACACTGCGCCGGTGTGCATCGGCCCCACCTGGAAGCGCGGCAAGGACGGCTGGCTGCTGCCGAAGATCACCCTGGGCTGGGATTTCCTGGCCTGGAGCGGCTACTGGCTGCGCGATTCGAAAGCCGGAGCGCCATGGAAGTGGACGCTGGAGCAGGCGCGCTTCTGGCTGTGGTACTACGCGCTGGACGAGACCGGGCACCCGTTGCACGACAATGCGGTGCTCCAGCGGCTGAAAGGCTGGGGCAAGGACCCCATGGCGGCAGGCGGCGCGGTCACCAGCTGCTTCGCCCCCCTGACTTTCGACCATTGGGACCGGACGAGCGGCGACCCGGTGGGCAGGGACGAGCCGAACGCCTGGGTGCAGGTGTGCGCGGTCTCCCAGGAGCAGACCAAGAACACCATGAAGCTCCTGCCTGGCCTGATCCCCGCCGAGACCAGACGCTACTACGGCATCCAGCTGGGCAAGCTGAACATGTACGCGATGGGCGACAGCCGGCAGATCGAGGCCGTCACCAGCAGCCCCCTGGCCCTGGAGGGTGGCAGGCCCACTTTCCTCGTGCGCAACGAGACGCAGAACTGGAACGGGTCGAACGGCGGCCTGGACATGGACGGCGTGCTCTCCGGCAACACGGCCAAGCGCGAGGACAGCGTGAACGTGAAGATGCTCGACATCTGCAACGCCTACCGGGACGGCGAGGATTCCGTCGCCCAGCGGGTCAGGGAGGCCTGGGAGGGCACGCAGGGCGACCCGGACAGCGACGACCTGGGCAAACGGCCCAAATACATGGATTTCGGCCTCCTGTACGACAGCATCGAGGCCGCGCCGGATACGCCCATGAGCGAGGAGACGATCCCCAGGGTCATCGAGGACATCCGCGGCGACTCCGTCTGGCTGTCCACCAAACGCATCGTCAAGGAGATCATCAACCCGAAGAACCCGGTCAGCGAATCGAGGCGCAAATGGTACAACCAGTGCATGGCCCCGGAGGACGCCTACGTGACCGCCCAGGAATGGGATGCGAACGAACGGCCCGACCTCATGCTGGAGCACGGCGAGAAGGTCACCCTCTTCCTGGACTGCTCGCTGAACGATGACGCCACCGGCCTGGTCGCCTGCCGTGTCGGCGACGGGTTCGTCAAGCCGCTGGGCATGTGGCAGCGGCCCGCAGGCAAGCGGGGAGACGGGTGGCGCGTGCCCAGGGAGAGCGTTGACGACGCGATCCGCAAGGCCATGCACGACTACCGGGTGGTCGGCTTCTGGGGCGACCCCAGCCATGTGCTGGACGACGAGACCGGCCTGCGCTACTGGGATTCGCTCTTCGACGCCTGGCACCGCGACTACGGCAGGAGGCTGAAAGTCTGGGCCCAGCCCCAAGGCCGGGACCGGCATGCGGTCATGTTCGACATGGTGCGCATGGACGTGCAGAAACGCTTCGTCACAGCCGTCGACCAGGCCTATTCGGACATCACGGCAGGGGACTTCCCCCACGACGGGGACGCCCGGCTGCGCCAGCACATGCTCAACGCCCGCCGTCAGCCCACCAGGGCGGGCATGAGCATCGCCAAGGAAGGGCGCGAGTCCAGGCGCAAGATCGACCTGGCCATATGCGCCATCGGCGCACGCATGATCAGACGCGAGTACCTCAACACCCGCAAGCAGGGAGGCGGCCAGGTATGGTGATCACCGAATACTCCACCGAGCAGGAGGCGCGGAACGCGCTCCGGAGCCTGCTCCTGCCCGCCTGGGCCTCGGAGCTGCCCGCCATGAACAGGATCGACCGGTGGTGGCGGTGGAACCCCAAGCCCATCAGGCTCAAGAAAGCCACCCAGGAGCACCGGATGCTCAGGGACATGGGCCAGACCCCATGGCTGCGCCTGGTGGTCACCACCCTCGCCCAGACCCTCTACCTGGAGGGCGTGGACATCCAAGGGGCCGACAACCGGCAGCGGGAGGCCGACTTCTGGCAGCCGTGGGAGCGCAGCCGCATGGGACGCCGGCAGATCGCCCTGCACCAGTCCGCCCTCGCCTATGGGACCGCCTACACGGCGGTCAGGGCCGTGGACGCGCCGGAGGGGGGTGTGGAGTCGCTCATCGACTGCTATTCGCCCAGGGAGGCCATCGCCCTGTATGACGACCCTGCCGGTGATACCTTCCCGCAGGTGTTCCTGCGGGTGCGGAGGATCAGCCCCAGGCAGGAGAGCTTCGAACTGTGGGACAGCTGGAACGTGTGGCTGTGGACCCGGGAGCAAGGCTCCTACGCGTTCGTCTCCTGCACGCCCCACCTGGCGACAGACCCGCACGGGAGGCCCGTATGCCCGGTGGTCCGCTACGCCAACCAGCAGGACCTGGAAGGGCGCACCCCGGGCGAAGTGGAGCCGTACATACCCCTCGCATCCAGGCTGAACAAGGACAATTACGACAAACTGTTGGCCCAGCATTACAACTCCTGGAAGGTGCGCACAGCCACCGGGCTGGAGATGGGGGAGCTGACCGACCAGCAGCGGGCCGAGAAGAAGGTCCAGATGGGCCAGGACGACATGCTCGCCGGCGGCGAGGGCGTCAGCTTCGGCACCCTGGCGGAGACGGATCTGGGTAACCTGGTGGAATCCAAGCAGTCCGACGTGGAGGAGCTGGCCGCAGTCAGCCAGACCCCAACCACCGCCTTCGGCAAGATGGTCAACGTGGGCGATGCGGGCATCGAGGAAAGCCGTGCAGGCTTCTACGCCAAACGCAACGAACGCCGGGCCTCCTTCGGCATCAGCCACCTGGACACGCTGCGCCTGTGCGCCGCCGTGGAAGGCCGGGAACAGGATGCCTCCTGCTTCACGATGACCCCCATGTGGAAGGACACGGACACCAGGACCATGAGCCAGGCCGTGGATGCGCTCGGCAAGGCCGCGCAGATGCTGGGCGTGCCCCAGCAGGAGCTGTGGGACATGATCCCCGGCGTGACCAAGACCATGGCCGACTCCTGGCGCGACTACCAGCAGGCCCACCCCAACCCGGACGACATAGCCGTGAAAGCCTACATGGGGCAGCTTGCTCCGAACTCGGGGGAGTAGGCCATGGCGCTCACCCAGGAAGGGGCCGTGCTCACTGACCGGCACCGGCGCAGCCAGGTCAGGCTCGCCATTACCGCCGACAGCCAGGCCAGGAGGCTCTGGGACTCCAGCCTGAACCTGGCCGACCTGGACGCCAGCCAGCCCGTCTGGAAGCAGACCATGCTCAACCTTTTGGAGACCTGGTACCACATCAGCCAGCAGGAGGCGCTTCTCTACCTGCCGCAATTCAGGCAGGCCGAGCATGGCGGCAGGACCGGCATCCGCGTGGCCGTGCCCCGATTCGACAGGGACGCGGTCGGAGACCAGCTTGCATGGATGGGCTCCACGAACGTCAAATGGCACCTGAGCATGGGCCAGACCCAGCAGGACGCCTACGAGGCCGCCAGACGGCTCTTCCTCGGCGCTTTCCACGAGGCCGTCCTCGCCGGAGGGCGGGGCACGGTCCAGGAGTGGGCCCGGAAGGACCCCAGGGCCATCGGCTACCGGAGGGTCGCTGACGGCAACCCCTGCACCTTCTGCGCCATGCTCGTCGGCAGAGGCCCCGTGTACACCAGCGAACACAAGGCCCTCTCGCAGCGGGGGGGCGGAGCCTACCATCCGCACTGCGGATGCACCGTCGAAGTCGTCTACGGCGACTGGAAGCCGGACAGGCGGGAGCAGCAGTGGGTCGACGACTACTACCGGGCCGCCGAAAGCCTGCCCAAGGGCGAGCCCAGGACCTACGACAGGATCCTGCCCATCATGCGCCGGCAGGGCGCATACCGGGACAGCCCCGGCACCAGCCAAGCGCTGCAACGCCGGGCCGAAAACGGGTGGGTGCGCAAGATCGAGAGACTGGACGGCGGCTCACGGCCCATGCCCAGCACCTGGCCGGGCAACACGGCACCGCTGAGCAGGCAATCCCAGGATCACATCCTGCATGGCGACCCCGCCCACAAGAGGGGCGGGCATCAGTACGGGAGCGGGATCGGCGGCAAAACCGAATTCCCCAAGGACTGGGACGGGCAGCGCATCATCACCGAAATCGGCAGGGTGCTGGCCGACCCCGACTGGACGCTGGAGGGCGCAAACGACCGGTCCCTATGGCGGTTCGGGAAAACCGTCGACGGGGTCCAGATCGAAGTCAGAGCCTACCGGCGCAGCGGCCGTTTCTTCGTCGACCATGCCTACCCGGCCGGAGGCGAAGGCGTCACCAGAGTGACCAGGAACGGTAGAATCGTCGTGGGGCCAAAAAGGTCTGGACACTGGAAGGAGGCGCGGAAATGACCAACATCAGCTTTGAGGGCATGATGGCAGTCGCCAGGCAATGCCAGGACGTGATTCGCGGCATCAACCAAGACAGCGAAGATGACATGGAGGATGCCATCACAGCCGGCGAGCCGCTCGCAGCCATCGAAAGCGCCCTCGACGCCGCATACGACCATCCCGAACTGAGCCGGCGTTTCCCACCCCAGGTCAGGCTGATGGCCGAAGACCCCGACAACTTCGAACTGGAGCCATACAGGGAGTATCTGAACACGTAACCGTCCACTAGCCCAACCACACCTATCAGCCATCGGGAAGTTCCCGGTGGCTTTTTTCATGCCCGCAGGACGGGCGGAACAGGAGCAGCCATGGCCGACGAAGCCGACCCCGTCGAGGGCAGCGCCCGACAGGACGCAGAGCAGAATCAAACGCAGCAGACCCAGCAGAAAAGCCAGCAGGGCGAGCTCGAGGACGCCAAGCAGCAGGCCCCGTGGGAGCGAAACGGCGAACCCTTCGACCCGGAGAAGGCCTGGCATCTGATCGAGAACCTCCGCCACGAGAAGGAGGACCTTGCACAGAAGAACCGCGCCTACGAGGACGAGAAGCTCACCGCCAGGCAGAAAGCCGACCGGGACCTGAAAGAGGCGCAGGGCAGGCTAGCCCAAGTGCAGGCCAAGGCCGCATGGGCCGAAGCCCGCGCCAAGCACCCTTGCCTGAGCGAGGAAGACTATGACCTGATCGGGGCAGGAACCCCCGAGCAGATCGCCGACAAGGCCGCGAAGCTCGCGGCACGCATCGAAGCGCAGGCCGCCTCTGATGCGGGAAGGAACCCCACCAACCCTGTGCTGCGCGCCAACCCGACCGGAGGCAACGATCCGACAGCCTCCAAGTCCAAGGACTGGGTGCGCGACGCACTGGAAAACAACCGATAGGAGACAACCTATGAGCGAACCAAACATAATCACCCGCGACGACCTGTCCGACTCCCTGATCCCCGACCAGGTGAGCAAGGAGATCATCCAGACCATGCCGCAAAGCTCCGTCATCATGACGCGGGCGAAGAAAGTGGCCATGAGCGCCAAGAAGGAGAAGCAGCCCGTCCTGGCATCCCTGCCCGACGCCTACTGGGTGAACGAGGGAGGCCTCAAGCAGACCACCAAGACCGGGTGGGAGGACGTTACCATGACTGCCGAGGAGATGGCCGTCATCGTGCCCATCCCCGACAGCGTCGTGGAAGACAGCCAGATCAACCTATGGGACACCATCAAGCCGCTCATCGCGGAAGCCATGGGCAAGAAGATCGACCAGGCCGCCATTTTCGGCATAGACAAGCCCGCATCCTGGGGCACCGACATTCTCGCAGGAGCCACGGCCGCAGGCAACAACATCGCCGAAGGGACCGGCAAGGACCTCGCCGACGATGTGGCCAAGCTGGGCCGCAAGCTCAGCGAGGCAGGGTTCGGGCTCAGCGGCTTCGCCACCATGCCCGGATTCGGATGGCAACTGACCGGACTTCGCAACGCGAACGGCACACCCATCTACGTGCCCTCCCTGGCTCAAGGCACCCCTTCCACCCTGTACGGGTACCCGCTCAACGAGGTCGTAAACGGCGCATGGGCCGTCGACAAGGCCGTTCTGCTGGGAGCCGACTGGACAAAATTCGTCTACGGCATCCGCCAGGACATCCGCTACCAGGTCTTCGACCAGGGCGTCATCTCCGACGAGGACGGCAAGGTCGTGTACAACCTGATGCAGCAGGACTCCCAGGCGCTGCGCGTGGTCATGCGCGTCGGCTTCGCCGTCGCCAACCCACTGACCCGGCTCAAGGACAAGGGCAAGCAGTACCCCGCCGGCTTCATCACCCCCGCATCCGCCAAGCAGGCCACAAAGTGACCGCACGGCCGGCCTTCGCCGAGCCCGAAGACTTGGCCGAATGGCTGGGCGAGGACATCCCCGCCGACAAGGAGGACGCCGACCACAAACGCGCCCAGCGATGCCTGCGGGCCGCATCCAACCTGATCCGCAACCAAACCGGCCGCGACTGGACCGGCGAGGACGGGAAACTGCCAGACGACCTGCCCGAGGAGCTGCAGGACGTGTGCCTGGCCTGCGCCGGACGCATGTACACCAACCCCAACGCGGAAACCCAATGGAACCTGCAAGCGGACGATGGCATGGACGGGGGCAGCCGCAAAGTGGAGGAGTCAGGCCTGTACCTGACCGCCACCGAGAAAGCCACCCTATCCAGGCTCACCGCCAGACAGTCCCCGGTCATCGCCGGCATCGGCGTTATCGGCACCACCCGAGGCGAAGCCGCCAGCAGCGACATGCACCACGAATGGGACGACGACAGCCGATTCCTCACGGCTAGAATCACAGGGTCAACATGAGACAACGGTTCCGGCAGCCCGACATGGGCAAGCTGCGCGCCTACGCCGAAAGCCTCATGACCGACACCATCCGCATCACCCGGCCCGGAAAGACAGCCGTCGACCCCGTCACCGGCGCGGAAACCCCAAGCGGGGAGACCCTGTACGAGGGGCCGGGCAAGGTGCAGACCCCCGGAGGCATGGCCTCCCAGACGAGCACCGCGTCCGGCGACTCCTCCAACATCGGCGGCATCGTGCCCGAATGGAGCCTGTACCTGCACCTGCCCATCAGCGCCACAGGCCTACACGAGAAAGACGTCGCCCAAGTGATCGACTCCAAGGACCCCGACCTGAAGGGCCGCCGGATGCGCCTGGTCAACATGCAATCCGAGAAAACCCTAGCGACAGCCAGACGCTGGAACGTGCAGGAGATACCCAAGGAGGACTGACATGCCGACCATCGACACGGGACAGGTCAAGGACCTGGCCAAGGCGCTTGCCGCAGCACCCTTGCGCAGCCATGCGCTGGTCGCTGCCGCGGTCAAGCACGGTGCGCAGAACATCAAGCAAAGCGTGAGCGATGACCTGCAGTCCTCCCGTAATCATGCCATCCGCCGCATCCACATCCACTACGACATGCAGGAACGTGGTCCGGTCGTGGAGGCGGACATCGGCCCCGAGCAGGGCGGCGTATCCAGCTTGGCCAACATCGCCTTCTTCGGCACCAGCCGCGGAGGTGGCAGCCACAAGTTTTATGAGCACGGCGCTGACGAGCTGGAGCCGACCGCCCAGTATGTCAGAGAGGCGGCGTCCAAGCTATGAGCCGGACCGTGGAGGTCAGGAAAGCCGTTAGGGCCCTAGTGCCGGCCATGCCCGGCTGGCGGGTGTATGAGGATGTGGCCACCGGGCAGAGCCCGCCCTGGGTGGTGGTGCGCGTCTCCGAGACCGGTTGCAGCGGGGCGGAGGATCTGCATGCCGTCTCCCATGACGGGGTGCTCGACATCCGCGTCGTCGGCCGTGATGGCGACGGCATCAGCATCGCCATGGACCGGCTCAAGGACAGCCTGGACGGGGCCATACCGGTCGACCGGAGGATCAGCCGGCTGATCCCCGACCAGGACTCCGGTCTGTATGCGGCCGAACTGATCGATACCGCCACATCCGCCCCTTATCTCATGCGCGTGCTCACCTGGCGCTTCGCCTGGAGCGCCTGACCAAACCAAACCCGAACCAAGGGACCCCGCCATCGTGTGTGGTCTTTGCATATCCGGTACCAATCAATTGGAGGACAACAATGGCTGATACGACCAACCTCACCGCTCCCGCCGCCCCGACGGGACTGCCCACGGCGACCATCGAGGATGGCAACATCCTGACGATCTTCGTGCCCGGCTTCGACGGCATCAAGGACATGTCCAAGCCGACCGTGGCCGAACTGAACAAAGAAGGGAACCTGAACCTTTCCCAATACCTGGACGGAACCGGGTGGAAACTGAACCACACGCAGGAGATGATCAAGGACGACCGCGAGGCATCCGCTCAGGCGGGCGAGATCCCCGGCGCGGAGAAATTCGACGGCGGCTCCCTCCAGATCATCAACAACGTGAACACGGACGAGCCGAACAAGGCCTTCGAGACGCTGCGCAAGGGGGTGCAGGGCTACTTCGTCCGCCGCCGCAACAAGACCCAGATCGCTTTCGAGGCGGGTCAGACCGTCTCGGTCTTCAAGGTCACGATCGGCATCACCACGCCGGTGGCTCACGCCGCCAACGCTCTGACCAAGAGTCAGACCAGCTTCAGCGTGGCCCCCGGCTCCTATGACGAGACGGCGACCGTCACCGCCTGACCTATCCTGATCTTTCCCCGTGTGGCTCCTGCTCCTGCCACACGGGGGGCTTTTCACCTCCAGGAGCAGTCGATCTTATTAGGAGCAGAAATTATGGAAGTCATCGTCAAGCCGATAACCAAGACTGTGGAGATAATCACCGACCTCCAGCTCATGAGCGACATCGTGGACCTGGGCAACCAAGTCGCCGGCCAGGACAAGAGGAAAAAGGCCGATAAGGAGAAGCTGGCCGGCATGGTCAGTGAGCTGGACTCCAAGACCCTGGTGCTCACCCTAAGGGGGCTACCGTCAAGCCCGTGGAACGCCATCGTCATCGACCATACGGACGTGGTCAAGGATCGTGCGGTTAAGGATTTCCAGGGCATGGTCAGGGATGCTGTGCCGCGCATGCTGGTTAAGGCCGCGTGGAAGGACGGCGCGGAGGTCACCTTCGAGTCCGGTGAGTTGGAGGGGCTGATCGACTCGCTCACCGACATCCAGGTGGCCGACATCATACAGACCATCCAGATGCTCAACACCCCCGTGAACCAGCTCCCAAAAGCGGTGCGCGAGCTGATCGGCTAGCGGACAGGCTCGCACAGCATCCCGATATCCTCGCCCAGCTCCGGGTCGCCCACGGGCTGGGAATCTCCTACAAGCGCTTCCTCGGCTGGGCTCCTACATCGGATGACTCGGTGGAATGGGACCAAGGGGAGCGCGACTGGATGATGGCGCTCGACATCTACGAATCGTCCCACAAGTGCCCCGTATGCGGCATGGATATCAGCTTCTGCCACGACGAGCAGGCCGTCAAAACCGCTTTCAGTGACGCGGATGTGGAGACCTGCTTCATAGGGGAGATGCGTGAGAAGGCCATGACCCGTTTCTCGGAGTCCGGCATCGTCGAGGCCCCGAACTCGCAGACCACGAAACTCAAGCCCAGACTATAAAGAGGTGGCATCTTGGCGCTCAATGAGAACATCGTCATCAGGCTCATAGCCGATTCCACGGATTACACCGCCAAGATGCAGGCCGCCTCAGCCTCCGCCACGCAGCTGTCCGCCGCCCTGGAGCGCCCCATGAGCAAGGGTGAACGGTTCTCCGCGGTCGGGCAGAAGGTGGCCCTGGGCGTAGGTGCTATGAGTGCCGCCGTGGGTGTGGCCGCCGTTGAGGCATTTGCGGACTTCGACCAGTCCATGAGCGCAGTGCAGGCCAACACCGGATCCTCTGTCGCCGTCATGGGCCGGCTCAGGGATTCGGCCCTGGAGGCCGGGGCGCGCACCGTGTACAGCGCCAGCGAGTCCGCCGACGCGATCAACGAGCTGGCCAAGGCCGGCGTGAGCACGACGGACATCCTTTCGGGTGGCCTGGACGGGGCGCTCGACCTGGCCGCCTCCGGGCAGATGGGCGTCGCTGACGCCGCCGAGCTCACCGCATCCGCTTTGAACGAGTTCGGCCTGCAGGGCAGCCAGGCATCCCATGTGGCCGACCTGCTGGCTGCCGGCGCGAACACCGCCCAGGGTGGGGTCTCCGACATGGGCGAGGCTTTGAAGATGGTGGGGACGACCGCCAGCCAGCTGGGCATGAGCATCGAGGACACCACCGGGGCTCTGACCATGATGGCCTCCCAGGGCATCGTCGGATCCGACGCGGGCACGCAGCTGCGGTCTGCGCTGATCGGCCTGACCAGCGCCTCCGGACCCGCCAAGGCGGAGATGCAGCAGCTGGGTATCAGCATGTACGACAGTCAGGGCAACTTTGTCGGCCTGGCCAACTTCGCGGGCCAGCTCAAGGAGAAGCTGTCCGCCCTCACCCCCGAGCAGCGGGCCAACGCCATGGGCGTACTCTTCAGCAACGCTGCCATGAGCGTGGGCAACACCCTCTACGAGCAGGGTGCCGAAGGCGTCAACAAGTTTACGAAGCAGGTCAACCAGCAGGGCTTCGCAGCCAAGCAGGCCGCAGCTTTGACCGACAACCTTAAAGGTGACGTCGAACAATTCGGCGGGGCCGTGGAAACCTCCCTGATCAAGATCGGATCGGGAGCCAACGGCCCCATCCGCAGTGTCATCCAGTCGGTCACCAGCCTGGTGACAGCCTTCGGCGACCTGCCAGCCCCCATACAGCAGACCGCAGTGCTGCTCGGCATGGCCACCGGAGCCGGCGTAGGCCTGCATAAGATCTTCGGCCAGACGGCGCAGAGCACCAGCACGCTGAGCCGCAGCTTCGGCATGATCGTGGACCCAGTGCAGAGGGTGCAGGCCGCCATGGGGCATTTCGGCACGGCAGTGGAGCAGATCAAACTGTCCGCCGCGACCTATGAGGAGCAGATGCGCCGCGTGGGCAACGCCACCAGCGGATCCGCCCTGCGCATGGGCGCGCTCAAAAGCGCCGGAGCGGGCATCGTCGACCTGCTCGGCGGCCCGTGGGGAATCGCCCTTGGCGTGGCAGGAGCAGCGCTCACGGCTTTTTCCAACCACGCCGCCCAGGCCAAGGCCGCACAGGATGAGCTGGCCCAGGCCATGGCCGAAGGCGGTGACGCCAGCGAAAAACTCGTCGACATGATCACCAGTGGCAACAATATCGACTGGGGCTGGGTGCAATACGTCAACACAGGGTTCCACACTCTTGACGATATGCTCCAGGCCTGCGGCATCAGCGCAGGCACCTTCGCCCGCGCCGCGCAGGGCAGCAAGACCGCCATCAACCAGGTCAACAAGGCTTTGGAGGCCAACAAACAGTCGGGCAGCCAATACTATGGGGTCATCACCGAGGGCCAAACCAAGCTCTCCCAATTGACCAAGGTGTATAAGAACTCCACAGAAGCCACGAAACGCAACAAGGAAGGCAAGGACGAGCTGGCAGCCAGCGACAGGAAAGCCGCCGATGCGGCAGGCCAACACGCCCAGGCGCAAGGCCAGTCAGCCGAGCAGACCCAGAAAGCCGCCGACGCGTCCTCCATCCTCTCCAACCAGTTGAACGCTTCCAACAAAGGCGTGAACGAGGAGTCCTCTGCGCTTGGCGAGGCTGTGAATGCGCTGAAACAGTACTACGGCTTCAAACTAGGGGCTTTCGACGCTGACACCAAATGGGGCCAAGCACTGTCCGGAGCCGACGAGGCCTTGAAAAAGAACGGCAAGTCTTTGGACGCGTTCAATCCCAAAGGCCAGGCCAATCGCAAGGCTCTGAAGGACCTGGCAACAGCTGCACAGGATTGCGCTGAGGCCCACGCCCGGAACGGCGAAGGGATCGACCAGGTCAGCCAGGTCATGAAGCAGGGTCGGCAGAAGGTCATCGACTACGCGAAAGCCATGGGCATGAGCGACGGCGATGCAACAGCCTTCGCCGACTCCGTGGGACTTTCCTCCGAGCGGGTCAAGAATCTGGTCGCCCAGATCGAGAAAGCCAACGCCAAGCCTCTCAAGATAAGGGATGAGGCATCAAAGGCCCTGAAGCAGGTAGGGCTAGCAGCCAAGGGCCTGCCAGACGGCAAGACCATCCGGATCACCGGCAAGAACAAGGACGCCATGATGGCCATAAGAGAAGTAACTGGCGCAAAGATCGATGACAAGCACTCCAAGCTAACTCTGGACAAGCACCAGTACGACATGGCGCTCGCCCTGGCCAACGGGGCGACCATCGACACCAAGACAGGCCAGCTCAAAGGCGAAGACAACCATTACTGGCGCAAGATTGCCGAGGCTAACGGGTGGCAGATAACGCCGAAGACCGGGCTCATCTCCGGCGATGACGGTCCTTTCAAGGTTGCCAAGAAAGCGGTAGAGGATGCGAATATAGACGGGAAGCAAGTCTCCGTGGATGCGGATACGCACAGTTTCTGGGACACCATCCAGAGCATCCTCAGAAAGCCTCTGCACATCAATATCGGGGGTGTCCCAAACCGTGCAATCGGCGGTCTGATAACTGGGCCTGGCACGGGCACCAGTGATGATATCCCTGCCCGCCTGTCCAACGGGGAGTATGTGATCAGGGCTGCTGCAGTGCGCCAGTACGGCACGGAGATGCTCAACGCCATCAACTGGCAGCGGTATGCAGGGGGCGGGCAGGTGCAACGGTATGAGGCGGCCAAGATGCCGCAGGCACAGTCCGCTTGGACCGGGCCTGCGTCGGCAGGCCATCCGGTGACCGTCAATCAACGACTGTATTCGCTTGATACGCAGGCCTTGGCGCGCGAATCCGCCAGGCAGGTCGCCTGGCTGGTCGGCTGAGAGGAGCATCCATGACGTATGTAGGTGCCCGAGTGCAGCTGGGGGGAATGCGCCTGTACGGGCTGGACGAAAGAGGCTGCTACTGGACGGTGAGCAGCCTGGACGGCATCTGGGACGGGGTCGAGTCCACGCATGCGCACTCCCCCCTGGTCTGGGGGGACGGCTGGGTGTCCAACCGGGCGCATCTGGGCGGGCGCGACATCACAATCACCGGCATGGTCATCTGCCCGGATGATGCTGCATACCTGCAGGCACGGCAGGCCCTGCTGGAGGCCGTGCCGACGGCCGGCGGAAAGCTGACGGTCAGCGTGGACGGCGGCACGCTCCTCTACCTGGTGCAGCGGGCCGAAGCCAAGCCGATGATCCAGCCGCAGGCAGGCCTGAAAGTCGCCAAGTTCAGCATTCCGCTCGTGAGTTTGAGTCCGTACGCGTTTGATGCAGGTGATCCGTTGTCCGGGTCGACGGGTTTGCCGTCCTCGTCTGGGGGCTTGTGGCTGCCTGCGGCGTTTACGGGATTGCCGTCGTCTGCCCGCTCCTCCTGGGAGGGGGATGCAGCGTGGTCGTCGTCGCTGCTTGACGCGGGCGGGGTCACGGTGCGCAATCTCATGCAGGATCCTAGGCCCAAATACGGGTCGCGGTTTGAGGCCCGGTGTAGCGGGGGCCTGTCACTGGATGCGGACGGCCTGCATGTGACGCAGGGTTCGCATGGGATCGGCTGGGATTGGACGACGAACCCGGATCATGCATTGGCTCCGTCGCCTCCTGATGGGGCGGTGCTACTGCCTGCGGGCCCGTATGTGATGTCCTGGCAGTGGCGGCTGAACGAGGCGACAACGTCCAAGGCGACGGCACATGTGGAGTCCTCGGACGGGGGCTCCTGGTCAGTGGACCATGCGCCTGCCGGGGTGGGCATGTGGACGGATTGCGTGATCAGGGTGACGCTGGGCTCCCAGGCGTGGCTGGCAGTGTCCGACCAGGTGTTTGACGAGGCTTTCAGTTCGGGCGCTTCGGGCGACTGGCGGCGGTTCGGCATCTGGACCCAGGCCGACTGGGATCTTATGCAGGCACGGGGCATCGACTGGTTCGATGGGTCCAGCCTGCCGGCTGCGACAAGCTCCTGGTGTTTCGGGGGGCAGATCGTGTCTGGGGCGGTGGCCCTGTCCAATCCTGGGGGCGCGCCCAGCCCGGTCAGTCTGCGTGTGGACGGGCCTGTCGTGGATCCGAGGATCGAGCATCATCCGTCCGGCGGGGTGCTGGAGCTGCGCATGCGATTGGGTGCCGGCCATTACGTGACTTTTGACAGCCGGATGCGCCAGGTGCTGGTGGATGGGCGAGACCCGGCGCGGGGAGCGGTGGTGCGGCGCGGCTGGTCGGACGCGTTGCCGGGTCCTAATACATGGCTGTTCACGGCCAGCGAGTATTCGGCGGATGCGCGACTGTCGGTGAACTTCCGGGGGGCTTATCTATGACGAGGAGGCTCGGGATGTCCGTGGCGGACCGAGACGAGGCGCAGGCGCAGGAGGCCAGGCGTGCGAGCCTGTCCTGGCTGGCGGTGAGCCTGGTGGACGGCCGGCCTATCTGCGATCTGCCGTATCTGCAGGCGGACGGTCTGGAGTACCGGCTGATGGAAGGGACGACCCAGCAGCTGCGCCTGCCCTACGACTGCCTGCCGGCCAACTGGCAGGACGCGACCCTGCCTGGTGGCGTGGCCTATATTCTCACGCAGGACGAGCAGCCGGTCTGGGGCGGTCTGCTGGTGGGCGTGCATGAGGACCTGGCGGGCACGGGCCTGGAGCTCAAGGTGGATACGGTAGAGACCTACCTGGAGCAGTGCCCGACCGGGGAATTGTCCTACCGGGGCCAGGGGCAGACCCTGATTGTGGCAGACATTGTCAGACGGGGCGCGGTGGACGGGATGCGTAACTGCCTGGCCGCGGAGTACGAGCCTTCTCCCGTGTTGAGAAACCGGGAGTACCAGGATACGGACGACAAGAGCGTCCTGAGTGCGATCCAGGAGCTGGCGGGCGTGGATGGCGGCCCCGAATGGGGGCATTGGTGGCGGATGGAGCCGGACGGATCCTACCGTTGCGTGATCTCCGCTGCGGACCATTACGGGAGCATGGAGCCTGTCACTGAGTTCGACGTTTCCCAGATGACGGGCTTCTCGCTTGATCTGGACGCTTCGGGCACTGCGTTGGCGAACCGGGTCCGGGCGGTGAGCACGGCTGACGGTGATACGCGGCCCTCCTCATCCTGGGTGTCGTATGAGGATCCGTCGCGTCCAGTGTGGCCCCTGAGCTACACGCCCAGCACCAGCATCAAGGACGTGACGACCTTGGAAGCGCATGCGCGCCGTAGGCTCGCCTCCCGCAGGACGGGCACGGTCACGCACAGCATCGACCTTGACCTGCTGTCCGCGCCCAGGCTGGGCGTGGAGTGGCGGCCCGGGGACACGGTCCGCTGGGATGCGGGCGGCGCTGAGTCACTCCTGCCTGGGGGCGCAAGCGGCATGGCCCGCGTGATCGGTTACAGGATAAGCTTCACCGGTTCATGGACCCTGACCCCGATCCTGCAGGAGGGAGCAGTCGAATATGAGTAGCCCGTTTTACTTCCCGATCAGCTCTGGTGCGCAAGCCCTGCACGGGATGGGCGTGCAGGCGCGACGGGAAGCCAAGGAGATCCCAGCCTCCGTGCTGGCCAGCCTCACGCCCCTGATACCGCGCATCAGCTCGCTTACGCTTCATTTTGACCAGGTGTCGTCCGCCATTCCGAATTTCTGGACTTCGCCGGAACTGCTGGTGCCCAAGTACGGAGACGAGGGCCGGACCATCGCATTCGTTTCCATGGATGGCACATCGGTGGGCAACAGCCTTATGTTGACCTGGCAGATACTGCGCAACGGCATAACGTTGGCGGACTGCCATGCGCAGGACCCCTGGGACAATCTCGGCAGCGCGAACCCGCACCAGTACGGCATGTGGGCAGGGCCGGCCAAACCGGGCGACCGGTACACCCTCCGCTGTGGTCTGGGCAACGGGGACCTGGGGATGACCGGATCATCCAAGGATGTGACGTTTTCTTTGACGGCCATCCACTACCGGCAGCAGACCGGATCGCAGGACAGCAAGGAGGCAGGCAATGACTGATGACACGACTTCGATGGTGGGTTTTCCCCTCACTTATGACGCGGATGCAGGCGGGCCGGCCTACACGGCTCAGTCCTACCAGATGACGGCTGGGGCAGCGCACGCCATTCCGGACGGAAGCCCGTTCGGCGGCGTGCAGGGAGTGCGCGCGGGCAGCCCGTCTCCGCTGGTGAGCATGGACGGGACCACGGCCACGGTCAGCCCACACATGGGCTGGTTGTGCCCGTGGAGTGGGTCGGGCGCATACGAGTACGCAATCATCAGGCCCGTGCAGGTGTCCGTAGAGTCCTCCACCAGCTCCTACAAGATTGCAGTCGTCCTGGCCGATCAGGCCGCCGGCCACGGGTCGGGGGAGCGGGTCAGCGTCCAGTCGTACTCGGGCTCCGTGGACGACCGGATGATTGACGGGCTGGTCATCGCCACGGTATCTGCGGGCATAGCCTCCGACACGGCTCCCGTCATCAGCCAGACCGCGACCGTCAGCGTAAGCTCCCTGGACCGGCTGCAGGCCGTCAGCGCCGCCGAGGGGATGCAGGGCATGCTGGATGACGGCAGCCGGTACGTCAGGCGCGGCGGCGCTTGGGCTCCTGTCGTCACCCAGCCGACCGCCCTGATCAGTTCCCAGCAGGGCACGGTCACCGGCATAAGAGCAGGAGACACGGTCCAGCTGACCATCGCCTGGAGGTCCGCGTCAGGCGGATCCTGGGGGTCGGGCTCGTTCGGGATTCTGCCGGTTGGATGGCGGCCTCTCATGGATGTGACCGCCCCATACCAGGGCAGGGACGGGGCCTCTCAAAGGCAGATCTCCATCAAATCCAACGGCACCGCCAGCTACCAGAACATGGGAGGAGCCGGTCAGAACACGGGCGGCTGGACGGTTACGGTCTGTTACTTGGCTGGCTGACAGGAGGATGCCGCATGCCTGACCTGTTGATGACCCTGCTCGAATCCGTGGTGCCCATGCTCCTGACAGGGGTGGGCGGCATGTGCGGGTGGCTGCTCAAAAGCCACAAGAGGGAGGCGGCCCGGGACCTGGCCATGGAGACGGGCCTGCGCACGCTCCTGCGAGCCGAGTTGCTGGAGATTCACGCCAAGTACGTGCCCATGGACTATATCCCTCTGGGTGTGATGGAGGAGGCTGACCGCGTCTACCAGGCCTATCACAGTCTGGGAGGCAACGGGGCGGGTACCAAGGTCTACGAGGAGCTCAAGGCCCTGCCCACCGTGGACTGAACTCAGTAATTTTTCCTGCCGCCCGTCCGGGCGGCTTTTTTCATGTCTATTTTGAGGAGGATATGCATGCAATGGTTTCATGCGCGGCATGCGCGAGCCAAGCCCAGGTACGGACAAATTATGGTGGGGGCGATGGTCGCCCTGGCCATGCTCAGCCCCGGGGTCGCCTACGCGGATGCAGGGTTCGACAACGCATCCTACCAGGGGTGCTACGACGCCCAGAAAGCCAAGGAATCGGGAGCCTCGTTTTCGATCACCAAAATTACGGAGGGCACCGGCTATGTCAATCCGTCCGCCGACTGCCAGCTGGCTGCCAACAAGGCCGCGGGCCTGAGGGTCGGGGCCTACGGGTATGCGCGCCCCGAGTACGGCAACAGCCCGGAGGCCGAGGCTGACTACTTCAACGCCCAATCCAACGCCAAGGGCCTGGTGCACGCCGGCGTGATCCCCTTCCTGGACTGGGAGCCGCCGGCAAGTCACAGGGGCGACACCCAGTGGGCCAAGCGCTGGCTTGACCGGGTGGCATCCTACTGGGGGACCAAGCCCATCATCTACATGTCGGCGTCCACGATCAGCGTGGGCGACTGGCGTGCGGTGGCCGGGGCCGACTACGGGCTCTGGGTGGCCGGCTACCCGCGCGGGTACAAGGGCGAGCGTCTGCGGGACCCGGGAGCCCCGCCATACTCTGTAGCCCCCTGGCCGTTCGCAGCTGCCTGGCAGTACTCCTCTTCTGGGCATGTGCCCGGCGTGGGGACTGCGGTGGACGTCAACTGGTGGTACGGGGATGCTGGGACCTGGGCCAAGTACGCCAACGCCCGAGTAGGCACGCAGCCCAATCCCGTCTCTCCGGCTCCTACGCCGGCTCAGGGTGCGCCCGTTGGTGATACGGCCAGCATCGCCACGGCAGTGATCCGGGGTGAGTACGGCAACGACCCGCAGAGGCGTGTCTTGCTGGGTAATCGCTACGACGAGGTCATGGCCGTAGTCAACGAGCGGCTGAGAGGCAACTCCGGAGGCGGCGGATCTGGCACCTATGTGGTACGCCCCGGCGACTGCCTGAGTGCCGTCTTTGGCGGCTCCTGGCCTATGGTCGCCCGGCTCAACGGCATCAGCCCACCCTACGTGATCCATCCAGGCCAGCGTCTCGCCACCGGCCATGGGGGAGGCGGGGGCCGGACCGTGACCGTGCAGCGGGGGGACACGCTCTCCGGGATCGCGGCCAGGCTCGGCATCCCACAAAACCGGCTCAACGGCTATCGGTCCGGCAACCCCAGCCTTATCTACGTCGGCGAAGTACTCAACTACTAAGGAAGTGACATACATGACCGATACCACAATCGACGATGAGGACAAGCCTTATTGGCTGCCAGACTGGCTCTACCAGATCCTCAAATGGGTGGCCCTGGGAGTCCTGCCCGCGCTCTCCGTTTTCGTCATCACGGTCGGCCCAGCCATGGGCCTGCCGCATGTGGACGCGATCGTCACAACGATCAACGCCTTGGGCCTGCTGATCGCCGCCTGCATCGGCGTCAGCCTGCGCAAGGCAGCCGGCAGCAAGTAGCCGGACCTGCCCATAAAATTATGCCCTCGCTTCGGGAGACCGGAGCGAGGGCGGTTTTATATTATTTGGTCTTATTTACTTCTCTGGTTTCGACGGGAAAACCTCAAGGGGTAATTTTTCTCCTATGAAACCTAAGTTTATGAGTTGCAGCTGGTGTGCAGCGCCTATTCTAAGGTAAGGCCATACAGAATGCATGATGTCGTCAATATATTTCGAATCAAATGCGCTGCTAAGCAAAACCTGATATATTACTTCGACGTTGGCACTAAGTTCTCCAACACTTGCAGAATTCGCTTCCCTCCTTGTATAGATGTTGCACTTGAGGGATATGTTTAAGATGTTATCGGGGCCCTGACCTTCATTTAAAGCAAGATAACTGATATTAAAATCATTATGGACATTTTTGATTTGTCCATTGGCTGCCATGGCTTGATTGATTTCACCGCTTGACTTGCGCAAATTTATTTCTTTTATCTTGAAAGCGCTTTCGGTCATATGGTCATCTCCTTCCGAAAGACGCTTTGAGCGCCCGCTTCAGAAGTATTCGTCCGTAGAACATTCCCAATCGACTCTGATGGATCTACAGATACAGTGTTTCTGCTAAACATTCTTTTTTTATTGGGCTCAAAGTCAACAGCCTTGATCTTGATCAGGCACATGACCGCCAAAGCGTATTCCTGCAGCTGCGAAACAGTAGGATCAGAATAATATTGTTCGAACTCGGCAACGGTATCGACTGGTTCACCTAGCTGCTCCGCTATCTGTTCAATAGAGCACAAGCTTTCTCTTTTCCGGACCAGGTCTCTTTTCAACTCGTAGAAGCTTTCGGCATTCTGATCCGCGATATTTTTGAGATCCTCATGTGCCACGCTGTCTGCAAGATCGTACCAGTATGTGCTCTTATCGCTCATGGCTGCCTCCTTCCTCTGGTTCCATCACATGCAGTGCTTGCAATTGCTTTTTGCATGGCCCCAATGTATGCCCTTGTACCTATCGTACAGTGATTGCGCCTGGGCGATTGCAGCATTCTGATTGGTTTTGATTTGGGCATTGGTGAGATTGTGCGTGATCTTGTGAGTAAAGGACAAAGCCACAAATTCGGGATTACGCGTTCCGTCTTCCGAATAGTACATACGGTACAGTTCACCGAATATGTTCCAACGCAACTCCCAGATGTCGGGTTTTGAAGCGCAAGGTGCCGCCAATGGATTGTATCGAGTGTCTGTCGACTGAGCCAAAGTCCCTTTTTTGGCTTCTTTGATAACTTTCTTCACGTTGGCTTGCAGTATATATTGTTTGGGCATACTCAGGTTATTAAGCTCCCTCTGCAGATCATTGTCCACAAAACAAGTGACGCTTCCCGATGCTACGCATTTGTGGAACCGATACGCGCCACCCGGCCCTGGATGGCAGCAGAGTGACTGACTTGCCAATCTTTTTCCCGGCATCCCTGCTCCTTGCCTGTTGCACTCGACCAACCATTCTGACTGTAATACGAGTAAGTTAGATTGTCGAGATACGGTCATTTGGTGGCTCATCAATGCAGATTCGAGTTTTACTGCTATGAGTTATCCACATTTAATGTTCGATCGCTGGGAGGATTCTTTTCTCTGGGTACTCTGGTCTTGTCGTGCCGTCCCGCTCCCCTCAAATAATGTGGACGGCATGGCATTTCAGTTAAAATGCTTGTTCTCATACATATTCTTTGATTTACCTGTTGGTCAGATCGCTAACCTTTTTTGCGATGATGCCCATTACTGTGCATTTAATCAAGGCTCATGAAGATTGCCTACGGGCACCTCAGTGCCCATCGTTGTAACGCAGCTTAAGGATCTGCCGTTTGTGACCGCTGGCGATTGAGGCATTGACCCCTACAAGATGTTGAGGTCAGTGAATATCCTCACTAACATGTACGTCTTTTCCCCTTCAATGAGCTCATGTATTTCCATCGGGCAAGCAACTCTATTTGAGGTTCTGTAGTCATCAGCAGTTTCCGACAGTAGTTCTGCTCAGTTTCATATTCAGCTCTGGTTTTATCTATGTCTAGCAATGGTGATGCAATCCACGTCGTGGAAAAGGATTTACTCGTCTAGTTTCCATCTTTCCTCACGGAGTTGCTGGATTTTACAGTTGGAGAAAACTTATAATTGGTGTTATTCAACGGTTTCATATCCATTGGTTATTGGCCAGAAGGGGAGATGACAGATGTCAAAAGGTAGAAGTTCTAATACGGCCACGGATAATGCCGTGGACTTAAGTAAATTTTATAAATCACTCGTTGAAACGATAAGTCGTGAATTTGGTAAAGGTGACAATGAATCTGTAGAGATACTGATTATACCAGAGAGAAAACTGAACGACGGTGAGGATAAGAGAAAACTGAACGACGGTGAGGATACCAGTCTACACGTAAGTAACAATACAGTAGTTGATGGCAAATTCGATAAAATGAGGAAATTGGTCCAAGCTTCGTTCTGGGAAACCAGAAAAGAACCCTTCCTTATTATAAAGAAATATAAACTATGGTGTATATCAGGATTGGTTTTTGTTGGAACAGTCCTTATCTATTGCTTCGCGCACGATTTATATCTATCTAATTTTAACTTTAAACATGCGTTATTTTTAACTTTGTGGTTGATAATTCGCTCATTGAAGCCTTGTATCGCTATAATAATAATAGTATTATGCCTCGCATTATTTATTTCATTTATTGTGTGCATTTGGGATTTTTGTCCCCGAAAATGTGGAATGAATATGACTGTTTTTTGCAAAACGATGATTTGTGATAAGCAGGGTGTACAAAAGGAGAGGTGGTTTGTTTTGGTCCTGTCCTTAAGAGAGATTCCCGAAAGTAGAGACCGCAAGGACGAGGATCAGTGTAAGAACGATAAAAAAAGAGTTGGAGTCGTTCTGGATAATTTCACTGCAAAAAAGATTGGTAGTGATCTCTTGAAGAGTGCGGGCGGGTTGCTTGTGAAGCTGAGGGATGCCATAAATTGCGCCTGTACTAGTGAAGAAGTTGGGGAAAATAAAGGATACGCAGTTATTCAATATCATGTGAACGCTGAGTATCTGAACTACGAGTACTTCCGACTGGTTAAAGACAATCTGCATGTGTATCCAGAACCGGAAAATCCAAAGATTTACAGAGAGATACGCCATTGGTTCCTGTACACTGTAAATATAGAAGACAGCAATAGCCACTGTTAGCAATTGCCGACTAAGTGTACTTCCAAGGGATAAGACATATGGTGCAATAGACGAGCGATTTTGTTAAAATCTGCTTCTTATTTCTCCTTGTATACTTGTGGTTTGGTTTCTACTCAAGCCAACATGGTTCCACGGTGATGCACAATAAGAACTACTAGAATGCAAATAGGTCAATATCGAAACTGAATTGACGCAATATGTTCTAGGCCTAGGCTCTCATCCAGCGTCTCCATGGCTTTGAGGCGCTCACTGTCATCGGCGTGACGGTAGTGCTCCACCATGGCATCGGAGGAGTGGCCCACTATCTCCTTGATAAGCTGCGCGTCCACGCCCATGGATGCTAGCAGGGTGACAACGCTGTGCCTGGTCTCGTGGCCTGAGTGGGATTCTGGGTTGGGTATGTGCGCCAGCTCCATCAGCTGGCGGAAGTCCGCTGTATCCTGCTTGGGGTCGATAACGGAGCCATCAGCGTTATGGAATAACAGATTATATGGATTCGGCTGTTTGCTTGTGGCTTTGAGATGCTGCTTCAGCACCTGGGCCAGCACGGGTACTATGGGGACTTTGCGCCCTGTCAGGCTCTTGGGGTGGGTGAGGCACCAGCGGCCCGTGAGGTGGAGCATGTCGAACCCGTCCGGGATACGCCATTTCCAGTCCGGGCAGTTGGCACCTCGTTTCTTTTGACACGGCCAGCCATCTGGGCCCTTGCTTCCGCACCCATGGTCTTTCTGGAGTTCCTCCAGTTTCCAGTTGACCTCATAGCTGCCGACCAGAGCCTTTGTTTCCACGGGGACTTGCTCTGTGACTTTGATGGTGCCTTTCTGCGGGTTGCCATCCGCATCCAGGTATTCGCATTCCTTCTCGACCTCACGGTCCTCGTATGATACGGTTCCGGCCTTGTACAGGCGGAGGTCCGGCTCGCGGGCACCAAGGATCTCCCCCTGGCGCATGCCGGTCAGCAATCTGAACCACATGCGGGCTCCCACTGCCTTATTAGGCATTGCGGCGGCAGCACGTAGCATCGATTCCATTTCAGGCACGCAGAAGGCGGTTCTCTCACGACCAACCTCCTTGTATTGGGCATCCTTGCTCTGAGGAATGGGCAGCTTCTCAGCGGGGTTTGACGGGATTATCCTGTCTCTTTTCGCGTCTTCAAAGAGGGAGTGGAGAGTCGATCTCAGCTGCTTTTTCAGGCTGATCCCCGCACTGCCCAATACGCGTCCTTTTCGATCATGGGCCTTGGCTGTGGCCAGTATGTGTGTAATAGTGGACGGTGTGAACTGCGCCAGAGGTTTGTCCTGATAATCCTTGAGATGGTTCTGCAGGATGTTGGTATACATCCTGTAAGACTTAGGATCGACCATTTCCTTTTTCTTCGCCAGGAAGACGGGGGAGTAGGAGCCCAGCGTGGCTTTCTTGTCCACTTCGACTCCGTCGTTCTCTCTCATGTCTTTGCGCCATGCCCGGACCTTCTCTGTGACGGCTCCCGAAGTGTTCGCGGTAAAAGTCCTTTTCCGTCTCCGCCCGTCCGGATAGTATCCGACGTAGATTTGCTGTTTCCACCTCGTCTTGCTTTTGATGACGGGGTTGCCGTCTGCGTCTTTGCTTTTCCAGGTGGCCGTGTACTCGAAAGGCACTCCGGCCCCGGTGGCTCTTTTTCTCTTTGGCAT